CTTGGTTATAGGCAATTTGCCCACCCAGCCTTTCGGCAACACACAAATGTGTGCCGTGAGGGGAGTTAACCCTCTAAAGTGTAGATCTTGATCTTTTTATACCCATCTGAACCCGGAAGGGTCCATTCTTTGTCTCCCGACAAAGATTCAGAAATGGGTGTACAAACAGCAAGCATCTGGTCGGCGAGAGCGGGAACGGTGTGCCTTATGAGCGCATCGTAGAACGTTCTGACGTCGACAACTTCGGAGACCATCTCTGGCATCCCAGACGCAACCTCGCCACGCATGTAAATGGTGTAGAGGGCTGCAGGGAAATCTCCTCTGCCAGTCTTCAGATCCTCACGGATCTCTTTACGACTCTTGACAGAAAAGGTTTCAAAAAAGCTGCCACTGTAACCTTTCTTCCGGATTGACTCCGGTCGAATCCGCGGGGAATCACCGATGAGGTGACCATCCCCGTAGTTATCAGGTCCAAATATCAACAATGCCGGGTGTATAAAAGATCTCACCCTTTCAGCACGATCAATATCTCCGCGCCGCATATAAAAGTTATGCAGCACGAAAAGTGACTGTCCACTCACCCATTCTTTCTGGAAATAGGGGCGGACATCGATTCCTTCAAAGTAGTCGCACCCACAGGATTCGCGAAACGGTCCCGTGGAATAAGACTTCTCAGGATTCACGTTAAACCCCGCGTATCTGAGTACTTCCGCAACATCAGCGTAGTATTCAGACGGGACGACAATGTCGTCCCCATAAACGCTAACTTCACTATCACGGCCGAAGCCGACGACGGATGAAGAAAGAGCCCAGAAAATAAGGGTCTCTAAAGGAAAAGTGAAACCGTTCCCCATTGCGGAGAACTTCTCTTGAGACACCGACTCTCCATTGGGGAGGTCGATCAACCTGGAACGACCACGTGCCAGCACGTGCGCCCAGTCAAGAGGGAGAAGTTCGTACACAATCTCTCGCGAGACAGTATCCGAGGCGCTACTTAGGTCCAGCGTTGCTAAAGCGCCAGTAAATGACCCGGTTCTAGCCAAGATTTGATTCTTGGACTGATCCCGGATGTCAACCCCGAATGCGGCAAGACGGGAAGCCATGTGGATGCCGTAGCCAAGCTGATACATCAAATTCAGCAAGGGTTCGACACCGATCAGGCGATAGGTCTTTGCATTCTTGAAGACGAAGTTCAGGCGCGTGTTAACAACATGCACGTCAACCTGGTCCCACTCCTCTCCATCCTCGTCGACCCATGACAGGTTGGCGTTTTCGGAAGAGAAATGGGGCAGCTCTCTCAATAGCGCTTTCACAAGCGGAAAGAGCTCTTCACTACAAGAGACGCCCTCCGAGCTCTTTGCTCGGATGGAAGCGTCTGACTTTTTTGTCAGTCGCGTTGCGCCAGGACCGAAGCGTAGAGTAATATCACCGAGCGACGGGACGTCGCCGAGTACTTTGCGTATTTTCGTTTGAGCAAGGCGAAATACCCGCTCAACCCGTGCCGGAAAAGAAAGGATTCCAGCGCGACGCATTTCCAACCGGAGATTAGTTTCTCTACATAGCTCTTCGGCTGAGATAAACTTACGCATACCTGCCTCTTCGCGATTCACACCGATATTCAGGTGTCGAAGCTTAGAGAAAAAGGCGACGGCTTGGCTAGCATGCTTCACAGCGTGCGGGGTAAGGCCGTCCAACTCGTAATCTATCTCGAGATCAAACATCTCGGAAAACCGGCACTCGTGGATCAGCTTTAGAAGCTGAGTTCGATATGGTCCGGCCTCCTCGGCGTGAGATCTTGCCAAATCCCGAAGAATGTCAATAGACTCATTCTCGGGCAGAACCTCGAGCCAGTGACTTGAGCACTTCATAAAGCAACTCCTTAAAAAGTTGAATCTCGTCTCGAAAGGCGAGCGTGATACTTAATATCACGATGATATAGCGAAGGTGTCGCCGAAGAAAGGCGACTGTCCACTGCTTCACAGCAGGGTTCGGTCAGGTCGGCAAGATATACTTGTCGATCGCATCTGACACCGGGCCGCTTGTTGCGGCGGCCACGGACGTCGAGATGTTGTTGCCGATGTTCACCAGAAGCTGACGCGCAAGTCGGGCGTCGGTTTCGGTGCTTCGCTCGTGCCGAAAGACCACGATGCTCTCCTTGACCACGTGTGCCACTTTCGGCGGCGCCGTGTATCCGGAAGAGTTCTGCGCGTTGACGGCCTCCATGACGGGGATCTCGACAGCGACTTCCAGTCGCGTCACACCATTTTTGAGCTTCCGCTTGGACATGGTGATCCGATTGCACGCGTAGTCGGGCAACGTCAGAGACGTTTCCTTCCACTTTGCAACAACCGAACCATCCGCCAAGCGGGCAACCTCCTCACCCGTGAAGGTGTGGGAGATGGGGGTGGACGCACCGTCGAAGACGGTAATTGAGGCTTGTGCAGCCATAGGACAAACTCCTGGGGTTCGCGGTTAACACCGCAAGACAGCCGGAAACGCCGGATCGTTGTTCTGATCAAGAACGGATTTTTCCACCTCCAAATACCTGAATAACCAGAGCAACAGCATTTCTGCAGTGCTGCACTGATGCTGCCTTCTCCAACGGCTTGACCGTCGGAAGCGGCACACTCAGAGATGAGGAGATAGAGCGATCAAAGAGCATGGATCGGTATCGTGACGGGGTTCGCTGCTCCCCGTTGAACTTAACCGGACCAGCACTACCGAGACGTTTGTCGATAGTGATGAATGTGCCAACCAAACGGCTGGCTTTTGCTCGAGCTTCCAAGTAGCTACCGATTGGAATAAACCAATCGGCGACAAACGAGAAAGGAGTGAGCTCCCAAGCAACTAGCTCGGGATCGAGGAGGCCAAGAGTGGCCCACCCAGTCGGTTTTTCTGAAATGCGAGCGATAATGCTCCTGCGGTGACTTTTGGTCTTATGCAGGGTGACAGTACCGTAGGCACCGAAGTTTGCCGAAAGGTCCGTGTTCGTCTCCCGACGAACTGAGACTCGATACGTGGTCGCAAAAGGGACCTCCAGGTAGTGCGCTAACGACTGCGCACATGCCTCCGCGTCATTCAAAAGCGGCATCCATCCGTACTGGAGTTCAAGCCAGAGGGAGGATAGGTTTTTGGCAGCATAGGTCGTGTGATTGTTGGCCCACGTTGGATTTCTCCAATCGTGCTTCTTCAACGGACGACGGTTTGTGCCTTCGAAGAGAGACCGGGCTGCGCCCAGTATATCAAACCTGCGAGCGTGATGGCCTGCTTTCGCGAGTCTAATCGCGGTGTCAGCCAACATCTTCAGCGTTTGATGACCCTCTCCCAGGAATACCGATGCATTAAAATCGGAGCCCTGCAGCTTCTCGGTGAGCTTATTGACCAATTTGATTTGGTCATTCGCATCTAACATATCAGATGCGTCCCAGCTTCCTGGCGACAGAAAAAAGAAGTCTGGGAAAGTGCCGTTCGGACCAAATGTAACAGGCGCCTGTTCAAGGTGCATGTACGTCTTGGTGAAGGCATTCTCCGAGCGACGGGCGCGTTTCGGGCGTGAGCCCGGCATGCGTATCCGGATTGCTTTAAGGATCAATCTTCCTTTCTTTTTATTATATACCTCACGGTATATTGTATACCATCGGGTCGGTGTCTTCGGTTGCTTAGGGCTATCGGCCCC